CAAAGAATCAATGAAAAATTGAATGAATTAGGTTATGAAAGTGCTTTTGAATTCAATAAAAAGAAAGCTGAACAGTTAGAATGGTTTTACCATTTAACAGGAGGATTAACTCACACAGATTTCTTTGCTATGAGACCTACTGATTACAGTAAGGCAGGTGAAGGAGAAAATTGGGACGATATTTTTTAAAAAAAAACTTTATATAAATTATGAAATACTACGGAGAAGAACTCGGTTGGGAAATAGGTGTCGACTACCCTGAATGGGCTAACACTGAAATATATGTTAAAACCATTTCAAAAGGTTATTTACAAGATGGTGAAAAACCTAAAGATGCGTATTGGAGAGTGGCAACAGCGGTTGCTAAAAGATTAGGTAAACCTGCATTAGCAACTAAATTCTTCGATTACATTTGGAAGGGATGGTTATGTTTGGCAACCCCTGTATTATCAAATACAGGAACTGATAGAGGTTTACCAATTAGTTGTTTTGGTATCGATGTAGGAGATAGTATCTTCGAAATCGGAAACAAGAATTTAGAATTAATGTTATTGGCTAAACACGGCGGTGGAGTTGGAGTTGGTATCAATATGATTAGACCTGCAGGTTCAAAAATAACTGGTAATGGAACATCTGACGGTGTAGTACCATTTATCAAAATTTATGATTCAACTATTCTTGCAACAAATCAGGGATCAGTTCGTAGAGGTGCTGCTTCAGTCAATATCAAAATTGAGCACAAAGATTTTGAAGATTTCTTGGAAATCAGAGAACCAAAAGGCGATGTGAATCGTCAATCATTAAACTTACATCAATGTGTTGTAGTTAGTGATAAATTTATGAAAAAATTAGAGGAAGGCGATTCTGAAGCGAGAAGAAAATGGAGTAAGTTATTACAAAAAAGAAAAGCAACAGGTGAACCTTATATTATGTACAAAGGAAATGTTAACAAACATAATCCTGATATGTACAAAAAGAATGGCTTGAAAGTTCATATGACTAATATCTGTTCAGAAATTGTTTTACATACAGATGAGCAACATTCATTTGTTTGTTGTTTAAGTTCTTTAAATTTAGCAAAATACGATGAATGGAAAGATACCGATTTAGTGTACACATCAACAATGTTTTTAGATGGTGTATTAGAGGAGTTCATTCAAAGAGCTAAAAATATGAGAGGATTTGAAAATGCGGTACGTTCTGCAGAGAGAGGTCGTGCATTAGGTTTAGGTGTTTTAGGTTGGCATACATACTTACAACAAAAAGGAATACCATTTGAAGGTTTACCTGCTCAATTTGAAACTCGTAAAATCTTCTCTCAAATTAAGATTGAATCTGAAAGAGCGAGTAGAGATATGGCTAAAGAATATGGTGAACCATTATGGTGTAAAGATTTTGGTATGAGAAATACACACTTAAGAGCTGTGGCACCTACAGTATCAAATTCTAAATTGAGTGGTAATGTTAGTAGTGGTATCGAACCTTGGGCTGCTAATGTGTTCACAGAACAAACAGCAAAAGGTACCTTTATCCGTAAAAACCCTGAATTAGAAAGAGTATTACGTAAGATTGGTAAAAACACTAAAGAAGTTTGGGATCAAATTTTAGCAGACGGTGGTTCAGTATTGGGATTAGATTTTTTAGATGAATGGTGTTTCATAGATTCTAAAGTTGTTGAAATCAAAGAAGTATCTGAAGACAATAAATTAAAAATTGTTTCTATCAAAGATGTATTCAAAACATTTAAAGAAATTAATCAATTAGATTTAGTTAGACAAGCAGGTATTAGACAACAGTATATTGACCAAGCGGTTTCATTAAATTTGGCGTTCCCTGCTATAGCAGACCCTAAATGGATTAATCAAGTTCACTTGGAAGCTTGGAAACAAGGTGTTAAAACACTTTATTATATGAGAACCGAATCGGTATTAAGAGGTGATATTGCAGCACAAGCTATGAATCCGGATTGTGTTAGCTGTGAAGCATAATATTTATAATAAAAACGAAAAAATGTTAGAAGTAAAAAAATTTTCAGCAAGTTGGTGTGGCCCTTGTAAAGCTTTGGCCCCTATAATAAATGATGTAAAATCTCAATTTCCTAATGTATTATTCAGTGAGCACGATGTTGATTCGGATTATGAATTAGCGACTAATTTTGGAGTTAGAACAGTACCTACGGTAGTATTATTAAAAGATGGTAAAGAAATACAAAGACTTTCGGGTCTTTCTCCTAAATCAACTTATATTAAAGTGATTAACGAGGGTATTAATAACTAAAAAATAATATATTGTATTCAAAAGGTTAGAATTAACGTTCTAACCTTTTTTTATATATACAAAAGGTACATAATCATTTTTATATTCTCTATATTTATTTGATATGGCAGTCGATTTAACATCCACATATGGTATTAATTTCCCATTTCAAGATAGTAGTACAGGACAATATCTTGCAATGACAACTTCTTCAGCTGAAGAAATTAGAGCGAATTTATTACATTTAATTTTAACTGAAAAAGGTAGTAGATATTTTTTACCTGATTTCGGTACAAGAATATACACATATGTTTTTGAACAAAATGATGCTGTTAGTTTTGATTTAATTGAGTCCGATATAAGAAATGCTGTTAAAACTTATTTACCTAACTTGGATATACAATCAATTGATATTCAAAATGCGGAGAATGATCCAACTTATAATATACAAACTTCAGGAACAAACGAAGATGCAAGATTATTTAGAGTAGGTTCATTATCAGATGCGCCATACACTGCAACAGTAAAAATAAATTATACAGTAAATAATGGGGCATTTACATCCTCAGATTTTGTAATAATAAACATATAATATGGGAAAACAAATATCATACGCGGTAAGGGATTTCGCGGGATTAAGACAGGAACTAGTAAACTTTACACAAAACTATTATCCAAATCTTATTCAAAATTTTAACGATGCGTCGATATATTCAGTATTGCTTGATTTAAACGCAGCGATATCGGATAACTTACATTTCCACATAGATAGAGTTTGGCAAGAAACAATGTTGGACTATGCACAACAAAGACAATCATTATTTTTTATTGCAAAAACTTATGGTTTAAAAATACCAAATACAAGACCTTCAGTTACATTAGTTGATTTTTCAATTAAGGTTCCAATAAATGGTGATAAAGATGATATGAGATATGAAGGTGTCTTAAAAGCAGGAGCACAAGTTTCAGGTGGTGGACAAACTTTCGAAACAATTAACGATATCGATTTCTCAAATCCTTTTACTATTGATGGTACTCCTAACCGATTAAAGATACCGAATTTTGATAGTAATAATAGATTAGTTTCATATACAATAACCAAAAGAGAACCTGTGGTAAATGGTGTAACAAACGTTTATAGAAGAGTAATTACAAATACCGATCAGGTACCATTTTTAAAACTTTATTTACCTGAACAAAACGTTTTAGGTATAACTTCTATCATACACAAAGACGGTACTAATTATAGTTCAAATCCAACAACAGCTGAATTTGCTACAAGTCCTAATAAATGGTATGAGGTAGATTCTTTAGTACAAAATAGTGTATTCGTACCTGACCCAACATCGGTATCCGACCAAAGTAATTTTAAAGCGGGTACTTACTTAACTGTTAATAATAAATTCGTTACTGAATATACACCTGAAGGTTATTTTTCTATAACATTTGGTTCAGGAAATGTGGATCCACTTTCAAATTTAGATAACTATATCAACGGTACATTACAAGTTAATCTTGCTACATATTTGAATAATATGTCAATGGGTGGAATACCTCCTGTTAATTCAACATTATTTGTACAATATCGAGTTGGTGGAGGTAAAGCTTCAAATTTAGGTGTTAACACTATTACAAGTGTCGATAATGTTAATTTCGTGGTTCAAGGCCCCAATACTTCAATTAATAATCAGGTTATTCAATCATTAAGTATTACAAATCCAATACCGGCCGTAGGTGGTGCGGATCAACCTTCAATTGATGAAATTAGAAATATGGTTTCATATAATTTTTCTGCACAAAATAGAGCAGTAACTCTTCACGATTATATGTCACTTATACAAAAAATGCCAGCAACATATGGTGCACCTGCTAAGGTTGGTGTTATGGAAGTTAATAATAAAATACAAATAAATTTATTATCCTACGATGATTTAGGTAATTTGAGTGATACTGTTTCAACAACACTTCAAAAAAATATTTTAGAGTATTTGTCACAATATAGAATGGTTAATGATTATTTAGCAGTTGTAGCTGCTCAAGTGATAGACTTAGGATTTCAAATTGATGTTGTAATTGATAAAAATATAAATCAAACGGATGTTATAAGCAGTATTATTTCAAATGCAACGACATATCTTTCTGTTGATAAAAGAAAAATGGGTGACCCGTTATTTGTTGGTGAATTAACACAGATTATAAACCAATTAAACGGTGTTGTGAATGTAGTCGATATAAGAGTCTATAATAAAGTTGGTAGTCCATATTCGTCTGCACAAGTGTCTCAACCATATGTTGACAACACAACGTTAGAAATACAACAACAAGACCAAATTATATATATGCAATCTAATCAAATTCACCAATGTAGATTCCCAAATAAAGATATTTTGGTGAGAGTTAAAACCTTAGGTTCGACTACATATTAAAAACAATTTTCTTTATATTGATAGAAAATTAAGATTTTTCTATTTATATAAAGAATGGCACAAAAATACAGAATTTCAACGGATATAGGGGTAGATAAACTTATCACAGTTGAACTTAACCAAGAATACGATATTTTAGAAATTCTTTCACTTAAGTTCACCCAAACAAACGCATATACTTCATTTTGTTCAGATTATGGTGTAGTGGTAGGTAGAGTTACCGCGAATAATGGATTCGGGATACCAAATGCTAAAGTTTCTATTTTTATACCACTAAGTGATGTAGATGCAAATGACCCTGTTATTTCAGCTTTATATCCTTATACTCAAATAGATGATTTAGATCAAAACAATTATAGATATAACTTATTACCTTCGAGACAACAACACGGAGGTCATACACCAACAGGAACTTTTCCAGATCAATCAGATATACTGAACAGAGAGGAAATTTTAGAAGTTTTTGAAAAATATTATAAGTTCACAGTTAAAACAAACATATCAGGTGACTTTATGATTTGGGGTGTTCCAACAGGACAACAAACTTTACACATTGATGTTGATACTTCCGATATAGGTTGTTTTTCTTTAAGACCTGACGATTTCTCGAGACAAGGCGCAGGGGTAGATAAATTTAAAAATAGTTACACTTTTAAAGCGTCTGAAGATTTAAACAGTTTACCTCAGATTGTTACATTCAACAAAACAATACAAGTTTATCCTTTTTGGGGCAATACGGATTTTTGTCAAATTGGAATTTCAAGGAGTGATTTTGATTTATCATCTGCAGGTGTTAAAATTGAACCCAAAGCGATGGTTATTGGTGGAATATTCACCGACACTGGAAAAAACGCAATTGATAAAAACTGTATTCCAACTAAAAATATGGGTTCTAAATGTACCTTAGCGTCACATAAAGGTAAGATAGAAGCATTAAGATTCACATCTCAATTTGATGAATACAATAGACCAATAATTGAAGAATATGACTTACACGAAGACATTCCTGAGGATGGAAGTTTTGTGTTTAGTGTTCCTATGAATATGGATTATTTGTACACTAATGAATTTGGTGAGATGGAATACACTAATAATCCAAATAAAGGTATTCCAACCTCTGCTTGTTATCGTTTCAAATTCACGATGAAAGATGAAGGGTTAGAAAGAGTAAGAGTAAGAGCATCTTATTTGGTGCCGAATATTAGAGAATTTCAATCAATTGATGGAACAGAACAAGAAAAATCTTACGCTTGGACAACTGAATATAGTGGATATCCTACAGACGCTCAAGATCTAATTTTATATGGTGAAAATGGATTCTTCTATCCACAAGATTATTTCTTCAGATTCCATTATGCTAAAGTTTACACAGTATCATCATTCCAAAGTACATTAATACACGGGAGTTTCTTAGGTTCCAATAGATTTTTAGGAATCAAAGAAATACACCCACCCGAGGATAAAGATTGTTTGAATAGTGTCGTTACACCTCCAATAAATTTCGCATCAAAAAATACAGGATTGAATTTTCCTGTTATAATTGCTGATGTTGTAACGTTTATTCAATTTATTTTTTCATTAATTAAATTAACGATATTCGAATTCTTCGGTTCTTTTTTATATACTGTAGGCCAAGCTTTATAT